TTATCATGCATTTGACATAACACCTGGTGAACAATTGATATTGGAGAAGTATTACCGAAACCTACAAATGCTCCACTGGTCTCGCCCTATAGAGGGTGAGACATCTTGGTCATTTGATGTTCAACAAACGCTAGCAATGGCGGAGCAGAAAATGCAATAAGCCACGGGAGTGGAAGACGTGATAGGTAACAAATGCGCCCGCTAGGATTAGAAACACTCTCCCTGGTTACGGGAACTGCAAGACAATGAGTCCTTAGTCTGCAGATCAACGCTTTGAGAGTGATGGGAGATCTATTGAGATCAGGTTGCTGATCCTCGTGCCCGTTAGACGCGATGAGTGTCCAGTAGGTGAGAATCAGAGGGCGATCGACTTGTTGGACTGAAGCATCCAACCTGTTTAAATTAACGCTTTCCTAAATTTATTTCGAAAACAAAACAAACAGCGAATACCCATCCTCGCTTACAAGGAAGTGATGGGGTGCTTAGGGTTAGGCATCGAGAATATATTAACCCAGTCGATTGGGACAATTCCCATATCGAGCGACCCGGCATGCTTGGGGTTGGTTTTACATCACATAAACCATTGAGATACAGTCTCAATCCTGGTGATGGAACAACCTTCCCCTGGCTATCCGGCTTAGCAACTAGATTTGAGAAATATCAATTTGCTAAGCTCACCGTTATGTATAAGCCAACATGCGCAACAACCACCCAGGGTGGCATTGCGTTGGTGGCAGTATACGATCCGGCAGATGAGGTACCTGATACCAGAACACAGCTATTCAATGCTGAATCTAGTGTCAGAGCAGCGGTTTACGACGACATTAAATTGGTAGTCAAGCCAGCTAACCTCAGACGGAAACTCTATGTCCGCATGACCCACCACGATCTAATTGATGCAAATGAATTGAGATTGTCAGATGTTGGTTACTTTGTCAGTGCAGTTATGAACACTGATGGTGATCACCAATTTGGGGACTTGTTTATAGAGTATGATGTCTCATTCTATGGGCCCAAAGTGTCAAGCCATGCAAGTAAGAGCGCGTGGTTGACCTTCCAGGGCGAGGGATTGTTGGAATCAAGTGCGGGAGGAACTCGCAATCCATTCGCCATAACACCATGGAACGATAAGATCTTAAGCCTCTTAGCGTTGAACTCTCAAGAACACTTGGATAAAGAGTCAACACTTAAGATCGATGTCTTACATGACGGAAGAGATGGACACCAGGCAGAAAACCGTGGTGGTATATTAACAGATACCGACTGCACTAGGCTCGTCTTTAGAGAGCCCTTCAACGGTTTCATGCATGTTCATGTCGATCCACAAGGCGGAGGAATTGATCAATCGATCGATGTGGATTTCAATCACCCGATTGTACCAGCAACAGACACAGCGTCAAGGGCGCAGGTGACACCAGTAGGAAACGTTGTTCACGACGGATCTACTGAGCACACTCAGAAAAGTTACACAATACGTGCAAACGCCGGCGAGGTGATTGACGTCATTGGACGTAACGTAGTAGGAGCACTGCACTGGAGCGGGAAGATTGCATTAGCATTCGCAGAAGCAGCACCAGCATTGATAGAATCAGCAGCTGTGTTGGGATTAACACTCGTATAGTTCGTGGGACCACACCCAGAAAAGGTACCAGGGAACGGTAGGTAGTTCCCAACTGAAACGGACCACACCGTGCAAAGGCGACAAGGGGAGTCGAGAATACCCCTAATGTCAACAGGATACAACCTGGTAAATACAGTAGTGATGGCTGAAGCATCACAACAACCACAATTGTGGTGGGACCAAACCCAACAAAGGGCGCGGGGTATAGTGAGAATATACCCGATGCTTGTCTAATGATTGAGATAGGTAGTCCACGAGACTGAGCTAACGTCTGAACCCCGTCCATTGAAATATTGGGAAAATATGGAATAATAC